CTTTCGGCTTCTCCGGAGGCTTCTCCTCCGGCTTCGGCTCGCCGTCCTCGGCCGGCTTCTCTACCGGGGTCGGATCTTCGTCAGTGCCTTCGAGGCGCGCGCGCAGCTTCGTTTTGCCGGCGTCGGCCAGAATCTTGGCCTTCCGTGCCTCCTTGGACTCGATCGTGGCGCCAGCGGCTTCCGGCGCGGCCTGGGACGCGGTTTCGGTGGGTGCTTGGACGTCCATTCACCCATGCGCGTTTTGTTCCCGGTTTCGTTACCGATCGGGAACGTCCGCCGCTATGCGGCGAGCGGCACGGGCGCGGCTTGCGGCGGCGTTACTTGCAGCGGTGCGGGCGCGGGCGGGGCGCCCGGAGTCGCGGCAGGGATCTGCGAAGGGGCGGCAGTGGCGGCGCCGAGTCCAGGAGCCTGAGCAAGCTCCGGGGTCGGTTGCATGAATTGCCCACCCGGGTGCGCGATCATGTCGGCAAGAACGCTCATGAACTTTCGCAGTTGCATCATGACCGGGCGAGGCGTCCCGTAACGCTTCTCCAGGTTCCAGCGCGCTTGCGCGATTTTGAGTGCCGACATCGGCGTATCGTAGGTCGGTTCCGGAGCGCGATACTTTCCAGTCCGCACGATGTCATCGAGCGTCTGTTCTACCAGATCGTCACTCGCGGTCGAAAGCTTGGCGTAGCTCGAAAGGTCCGGAAGCTGTTGCAGACGGAAGTATGCGCGACGGTCGATTTCGCCGTTCGCATACCAATCCTCGATCTGCTGCAACTGTTCGGGCGGCGTAGACGCCAGCGCGTTGATCGGAAATGGCTTGAGCTTCCAGCGGTCGCGCTTCGCTTTGCCGATGATCTCTTCCCACTTGATCACGCGCGACGGCGGCAGCGTCGTATTGAATTGCGGTTTGATTTCCTCGCAAACGTCTAGAATCAGCTCGCCCGTATCGGCGCAGAGCTGTTCGAGCGTGACCATCAAACCCTTGTTGCGATCGTCCTCGTAATCGACCATGAGGCGAAGCGCGACGCCGGCATTTACCCCGGGCTGCTTCTGCCCCTGTACTTGCTGAGTCGTGATTCCGACGGATGCATAGCCGCGCTTTGCAACCGTCTCGCGAGCTTCGTAGGTCTCCGGACGTACGGCCTGCGGCAACACCGGCTCGGGTTTGACGCCGTCGTACTTGTAAATCGCGTTCGGACGGGCGCCCATCGTCGCGGCAGTTACGCCGCTTCCCGTTTGCGCGAGCCAACCGGGATAAGCGGCGGCGCGCTCGCATGCGCGGATTCGTTCGTCGCGCTCGTTTAGGTCGATCTGCGCGGGCGCCATCTTCTTTGCGCCGCCCGGCGTGTAATAGTTCATGATGCCGGTTTGCCAGCGACCGACCGCGAACGGGAAACGGAGGCGCGTCCACTTCTCATCGACTAGTAGACGGTTTTGCAGCGCAAGAACATGACGGCCCGGCTTGCCGGTTACATCCGGCAGTTTCCACGCTTCAAGCAGGCAAAGGTAATCATCGATGACATTCGTTTGCGCGCCGCTGAGAAAGCAACTCGGAGCCGTGCGGATCGCCGCGTCCGTGCGATCGTATTTGCCGCCGAACATGGCCCACACATTTGAACGGCTCATGTAACGGCGCTGAACGAGCGTTTCCGGCGGCGCAATCGCAGCGCTGATTTCGTCGACAAGAATCTCGTCCGGCAAGACGCGCTCGACAATGACTTCTTTCTTGTCCCAGCTCGCCGAGACCTTGACGAAGCACATCCCGAACGTAAAGAGATCCTTGAAGCAGACTTGCGACGTGTAGAAATAACGATTGTTATCCAACGTCGCGTCGATGGCCTCTGTGGCATCTTTACAAGCCTGGCGGACCTCGAACGAAACGTCTTGCGGCGAAAGCTGGACGAACGGCTTAACGGTGCCGATCCGGTTCTCGAGGACCGAGCACGCATTCGCAATGATGTTGTCATAAGGCTTGATGTAATCGGCGCCGCGCACGCCTGACGCAGCTTTGCGAGACATCCAAAGGCCGAGTTGCAACGGAGGTTCTTCCTCCATTACCAGCCGGTACATGATCAGGTTTCGCGCGCGCCGCGAATACTGATACATCTCCAGGCCAAGCGCGTAGTCATAGAGCGCGCTGGCCGTCCGCTCGGGCGGAAACTCCCACCATCCCAGCGACACGCGCCGCAACTGCTTGGCGTCACTCGCCGTCGGTAGCACCGTTCGCCTCCGTCGCGCGCTCATCTAGAACTTCCTCTACCACTGCCTCCGGGAAATCCTTCTCGTCGACCTCCAGCGGCGGCAAATCTTCCTCGGCCTCGCGAAGCGCGGCATTTCTCTGCGCGGCCCGGATCGCGATCTCCTGCTCGACGTTCACGGCAGGATTTGCGGTCGGAATTCGAGGCGAGATCGAAACGCGCGTCTGCTGGATTTCTTGCGGCGCGATATTCTCGCGCTCCACGGTGAATTCGACCTCTGCGATCTCTCCGCTCGGGTGAAACTTGATTCGACTGACGCCGTTCTTACGCATCGTCGCGAGTGTTATTCGACCCATAGCCGCACCTCGCGCAAAACACGCTGAATCCGCGATGCCCCGACTTTCAGCCGACGTTCGATCTTTCGGTGGGTAACGCCGTTAACGATAGCTCGCACAATGGCTCGATCCTTACGAGATCGAAATCTGAATCGGTGCAGAGCTGCACACAGATGTGAATGCGCTTCGGCCAGTTCCCCGAGTCGGTTAGGAATGCCGAGCTTATCAACGTCGAATAGTCGAACGTCTCGATGCTCTGGACGTAAATTCCCGTCGTCATCTTCGGCGGCAGGCACGCGACGGCGCCACGTCTCTATCAGAGAGTGCAGCGCAGCGGATCGCATTAACGCTACATACTAGCCCCGATCTTGCATGTCGTCAAACCCGCACGCGCCGCGCAGCGCCTCCGTCAAATCGGACGCCGATCCGACCTCGGCATGGCCTCGCGCGATTGCCTCGCGGATCCGGTCGCGTTCTGCGTCTCGCAAGCGTTCTTGAGGCGTGCGCTTATCCTCCAGTTCCTTCCGGGCATTGAAATAAGCCTGTAAGCCATACCTGGCCGCGTCCGCCGCGTCCGGGTGAATGTGGCTCGACCACTTGTAGCGGCCCTCTTGTCTGGCATCGCCATCCCAGCGCGCATTTACCAGGTCAGTCTCAAGTGCCGATCCGATCCGTATCTTCGCCCGTCCTTGACCGAGCAGATCCGCGAAGCGCGCTACCTGACCGGGCATGTCCTTTTTTTCTGCTGCGAGCACGACCGGGATTCCATAGTCGAGCGTGAAGGTATCGATCGTCATCTGCGAACCGCCGGCATCGTAGTACGGCGGGAACGTCAGACGCCGCTTCTGGTTGAACGCCTTGAGTTGCGCGCCGATTTCTGCCCAGCTAGTTCCGGAGTTGCGTTCCGTACACCATTCGTCGACATGCCAGACGAGATCCGACGTCTGCGGATCCCAGGCCCAGACTTCGATCGCAGTGCGGTCGCGCGTACCCGGGTCGATCCCGGCGGCGCAGAGAGACAGACCGAGCGGCGGCGCACCTTCGTACCCGCAACGTTCGCGCGAGTAGCGGAACACGGTGCCTTTCGGGTCAAAAACCAGTTCTCCAAACCAGTCGCGCCGAATGAGGGGATCGCCAACGTCGAGCCCGGAGATGCGCAGCGTATCGGCAAGCGCCTTCTGCTGGTTCTCAAGGTGCGGATTATCCCATCGGCTCCAATTCTTGACGGACCACTTTCCGCCCGTGATTACTTCGTAGAAGTAACCCCCCGCGACCTCGGGAATGGTTCCGCTGAAAAGAAACTTTCCGTGCGCCTTGTCGGAGATTGCAGGCAGTAGCACGACCTCGAATAAGTTACGAAGCAGCGACGATGCCGCTGATTGCGCCTCGTCTGCCGTGAAAAGGTCTACTCGATTGCCGAGATAGGTTTGAATATGGCGCAGATCGTCCAGTCCGCCGAAAACGACGCTTGAACCGTTCTCGAAAATCGTCTGCTGATGCGTCTGGTTGCTCTTGTGTTTGATCTCGAGCCGGTCAAGCAGCGGCAACCAGATCGTTCGCCAGACAGCTTCCTTGGCTTGACCGCGCGTCAGAGCTGCGTAAATGCAATTCTGATTGTCGTTCGCAAGCGCCGTCAGAAGATGCGCGAAAGCGACGTTCGATGTTTTGCCAGCGCGGCGTGAAGTATACCAGCACCAAAACCGCTCAGGCGATGTCAGAAGCGAGACGAGCGCGTCTAGCTGTTTCGCGTGGCCTGCTGTCAATTCTTCCGGAGTCACTTGCGCAGCTTAGCACGACTAGTGCGCCATTGTCCCCGGCCGCTATCTGCTGCGCTGAACGTCTCCGGGAACGTCCGTCCTTCGCGTGCGGGCAAGATGAGATCGACGCACGAATCGGGCAGGCAATTGTTACATGGTTTGAGCAGGCCGCACTTGCAGCGTTCGCCGCTCGCTATTTGCGAATCAATCTTCGCTAGATCGCGATCCGTCGCAACCTCGCCTTTTTCGACGCCACGCTTATGATAGTCTCGGCATCGTTTCTTCTGCCAGTCAGGATGCAATAGGGCATGGATCGCGCTGTTCCCACGCTGCAAGACTCGCGCAATTTCGCAGTTGCGCAGCAAATGAACGTTGATCAAGGCACGCGCGATCATGCGCCGGACGCGCGTCGCTGACTGCGTTCCGTCAGGACGGCGAAGGCGCGCGAGCGTCGTGCCTTGCTTGCGCGCGATATCGTCGGCGAATTGCTCAAGCTCGCTCACGGCGTCTCCTTCCCTGGTACCGGGAGGGGCTCCCTGGGGAGAGCTGCGCCGGGCTTCTTGTTCCACGGGTAATCGCGCGCGTGGTCGACGACGTAATTGCACGCACCATCGTGACCGGGTTCGCGAACACACTCCAGCATGTTGAACTCGCCGCACTTTTGCTTGCCACAAATCGCGTTGCTCACGCCCCCCTCCTTCGTCGGCTCCCTGGCTGCACAGGATTCATCGTGGCATGGGTGCTTGCCCGGCTTCGAACAATAGACGTCGTGACATGCGCCGTGCGGCGGCCGAACGTACTGTCGACCGTCTTGCGCGCACTCCTCTAGCTCATCGATTGGAGCGTGGCGGAGGACGCTACCAAGGCGCTGGAGCAGGTATGCCGCCACGTCGCGACTGTCGCTATCGATTCCTGCAATGAAGCTGGCCATGCTCGTGCAGATTCCGCCTACAACGTTATCGCGGTGCTCATCGCTGAACCGCTCGCGCGCGGCCGCCTCCAGCAGCGCCGCCATCTTCCGTGACTTCTCGTCATCTCCGGTCTTCATGGTGTCTCCTTCGTCGGCTCCCTGGGGAGCGTGGGATCGGCTAGGAAAGCGTCTATCTTGCCGGTCAGGTCGTGTAGTGTGCCGGGCGGATCGTATTCACGTTCCAGAGCGTAGACATCCTCGCGGGCCTCACTCAGCAGCCCTACAGCCCTAGAGAGCTGGGAGCGTAGATGAGCATTTTCCTCGTGGTCGGGCATGAGGATGGTGCCTCCCTTGTTTTCGGTGCTCATCTCTGGTTCCTTTCATCCGTAGGACGGCCGAGATCGTGCATCTTGGCGTCGAGGTCCGCGAAGCCAAGGGGCTCGCTGATGCGCGTCAGCAATGCGTCGTAGAACTTCTCTCGGCTCGCCGGCTGCTCCCATCGGTCGGCCCACCACCTTGCGGCGGTAGCGGAAAGTTCTGGCGTCGGGATGAACGGCGTCTCCATGGTCTATCTCCCCTTCTCTGCTGCTTCGAGGCGACGACAACAGAACATTCCGCCGTCGGGGCTACCGAACGCCGCTGGTATGCACTTGCTCCCAGCCGACGTGCCGCAAGTCGGACATGCCGCCGATAGCACCGCCTCCCTCAGCCCCGGCCCTCCCTTGAGGCGCTCTGCGTGGGCTCGGAGGGCTGCGGCGAACTTCGGAGCGTCACCGGCCTTGTTGTCCCAGGCGATGTCGTAGTGCTTCGCGGCCTCCTCCAGCAGCTCAGGCAGGCTCATCTCTGCGGGTGTGGTCATGGGGTGGTCCTCCGGGTGCGCGTGAGACGGTAGAGCCAGTAGCGGTTCCAGACGAGGCAGGCGAAAGCGTGGCGTGGCGACATCTGAGCCAAGCAACGCGAACACAGGCAGGTCACCGCCTCCCTCCTCTAGTACGAGGGCCGCGAGACCAGGCGTAGGCGGCACTCTCAAGCATTTGGGCCACCGGAATGTCGCCCGCTTCCTGATCGGGCAGCAGGAAATACCAATAGTCGAAGTTGACTCCGAGCCATGGTTCATCGCTTAGGACCTTGCGAAGCATCCAAAGCAACACCCGTCGCTCCGCAAGGTCCTCGGGGCTCACGGCTTTGTCTCTCCGGTGGGCTGCGCCGTCTTGAGCAGCCGCAGCAGTTCCTTGGACGCGGACTGCAAGAACTTCCGACGGGCCAGCCGTCCGGCGGCGTAGGCGGCGGCGTAGGCGGCGTAGGCGGCGTAGGCGGCGGCGTAGGCGGCGGCGGCGGCGTCGGCGTAGGCGGCGTAGGCGGCGTAGGCGGCGGCGTAGGCGGCGGCGGATCGCGCCTTGCGCCACTTCTCGGCCGCTGGTTTGACGCCAAGGTCCACCCATTGCTCATAGAGCGTCACTACCCCATCGACCGCCGCCTTGACGTCAGGCCGCGTGAGCTCCGGCAGCCCACGCAGCATCCACAGCGCGAATCTAGGCCATACCATCGACAGGTCAGCCCCTACCGGAATCGCCGACAGGAACGCAGCTGGCCACTTCATCGCGTCCGCCTTCGGGAGCCGCTCGAAGATGCAATCTTCCAGCCGCGCCAGTTCGAGGGGGACGCCAAGCTCAATGGGATAGCGAGAGTGGTCGTAGTTCTCCAACGTGCAGCCGATGGCGCACCCTCGACCGTTCTCCCAGCCCATTCCCTGGATCAACCTGTCGGCCTTCGCATGAGCACGAACCCGCTTGAGGTACTTCGCCTTTACTGCTCGGTCGTTGTGGAATGCTTCCATCACGTCATCTTCCTATCAGAGGGGCCGCGCCCGGCCCGGTTGCTGATTTCGCGGTCCAGGTACCAGCGCGCCTTCTTCAGGTCCTCGACCGTCGCTCCCTTGTGCTCGGCGCGCGCGATGTACTTGACCGTGTTGCCGAGGTTGAAGCCGAGCCCCCACGCCTCGATGACCTTGATCGCTTCATAGGGGTTGTCGGCGCCGCCGTAGTGGGCCGGGTGGTCGACGGCATCAGCCACGGAACAGCTCCCAGGTGCGCGGGAACTTCTCGGCGATGATGTCGCCCAGGGCGTTGGCGTACTGGCGGATTTCCCACTGCGCCGCCGAGTCCATCCGGAGCGTAAGGAATGCGAGCCAGTTGCGAAGGTTCGCGCTCGCCCGCATGCGCGAGTAGCGGCCGACGGGAAGGTGAACGCGGGCCAGCTCCTTGGGAACGCCCATTTCCAGGGCCGCCCGATAGAGCAGTTCCTGATCCGCGTACATCTTCGCCAGCGACTCGCGAAAGTGCTCCGCGTACCCCGGCGTCAACTCCGCCGCGCCTGCCACGGTACCCGCCTGCTTGTTCGTCTTGCTGTTGATGAGTAGCCGCTCGACCGTCGGGACGTAGTTCTCGTCGGGAAGCGGCGTGTAGCGCGCCGACATCTCGTTGTAACTCTGCGTTCGGTGCCGGTGCCACTCGCGATAGACCATGATCGGCGCCTTCACTTCGATGACCAGACCGGCCATCTCGAAGGGCGTTGCGTGCTTGTGTTCGTAGAGGAACCTCAGCAGCTTCTCGTCCCCGGGAGCGTCAGGCGTTCCCCAGCCCTTGAACCCCTTCCCGGTCGACATCCGCGCGGCCTCGATGATTCGCTCGTCGCTGCCCCAATGCTCTACGGCCTCGATGTAGCCGTGGTCCAGAATCTCTCGCCTCATCGGGTCCCCCTCAAGCTCCACACTCCCCCAGCCAGGATGCCCGCGTCAGGCAGGAGGTCGTAGTCATCGACGCTGGGAGCGAAGGGAGCGACGGGTTTCGGGTTGTGGTGCGAGCAGGCTTCGCCGAGACGGCAGGCGAACGCGGGCCCGCACGTCTTGGGGGCGGCCTCGGGTTGCTGGTCCTC